CGTGAAAAGTTCTATGCTATCCGAGAGTTTCGATACAAGGGTAGGATGGAAAAATATACTCTGTGTGGTGGCGTTTGTTTATACCGTAGTAGTAATCCCTTAGTCATGGAGTTCATGAGAGAATGGTTTGAACTGTTCAACAAACAAATGAACAACATATGGGAACCAGAAGGATTTGATAAGAGACAGTGGAATGAGGATCTGAAACACTTCGATCAGACAACGCTGTGGTGGTTGACTGAAAAGGTAGATAAATACAAAGATCTCAAGATTGGTATCTTTGAGGATGACATTCGATGGAATTACTTTACTCAATATCAATACGAGAATCTACACTCTAAAGAAGGCAAACCACCAATCCTGAGACACTACTCTGGATCACTGCATAAGGATCGACTCTTGGTATGAAAGATGTTCCGATTGAAAATAAAGATGTTCTGGCTGCACTGGACAACTTTCTTTGGTATTATGAAAACAAGGATATCGTAGCAAAGACTCTGAGACTGCATGGCGAACCTGATAAACGGGAACACTACATATCTGCGAAATATCGGGACTCTGTCATTGCAGAGGATGAACGTCATGAGGGATTCCCCGAAGATTGCTATGCGTATGCTTTGAAGTCAGATAGGTTGCACTTTGATGATGAACACAATACATCACCATTAGCAGCCAGTTTCTACTCACGGTACAGTCAGTATAATGAAGAATTGTGTACCCTGTTATCAACACGCAACAATGCACTGACGCAACTATACCCGCCAGGCGGATACATCTCTTGGCACAACAATGCGAATGCCTCTGCTTACAACATCATCTTCTCGTGGTCTGAAACCGGAGAAGGGTGTTTCAGATATGTTGATGGACATACCGGCAGAGAAGTCGTGATGCAGGATAAGAAAGGGTGGCAGTGCAAAGCAGGATACTTCGGAGCCTATGGTGAACCTTGGTACAACAGGGTATACCACGCTGCGGAAACTGACTGCTGGAGGATCACTGTGTCCTACATGTTTGATCGTAGTGATATGGCTTCTGGTCTCCAAGAGGACATTATAGAGGAAATAATGTCTGATTTCTAGTTCGTTGAACGACACAATCCTTATAAATAAACAAAGAAAATAAATGTTTTTTATACGGGTTATAATCGATGCTACCGAACTACGAAGACATCACCATTCAGCAAGGCACAGATGTAGCAATAGAAATACATCTGGTCACTGATAGTGACGGAGCGTTCAATCTGACCAACAGGTCAGTCGCTGCGAAGATGAAAAGAAACTACGCTGACTCTGCTGATGATCCTGACACAGTAACATTCAATTCGGTTGTAGCATCTCCTCCTGCTGATGGTATCGTCACACTTTCTTTAACCAACACCCAAACTGATGCCTTAAAAACCCGTGGGCGATATGTATATGATGTAGAGATATCTTATACTGACAGTGATGATAATACTATCATTCAACGAGTCCTTGAAGGACAGATTGAAGTTTCACCGTCTGTCACGAAATAAAGGAAAGACCTAATGGCTGAGAAGATCATTGTAAAGAAGGTAGTAGTCGGCACACCCGTCAAACGGGTTACTGCGGGTTCTTTCGCTATCACGAACTTGGGTGGAGTTGATGTAACAGCCTCGGAATCCGATGGTTCTATTCTTGCTTACAATCAAGTAAGCGGAAAATACGAGGTAACCAACCTACGCGGCGATGATAATATCACTGCCGAGTTTGACAGCGAACAAAATAAATATACTTTCGGCTTGACAAATACTTCTTTTACTGGTAGTATTATCCCAGACAGTAACGAAGTGTATGATCTTGGTAGTTCATCCAACAAATGGCGTGACCTATATCTCAGCGGAGATACAATCACCCTTGGATCAATATCATTAAAGGATAGTGGTGGTCAACTAGTATTTGTTGATAGTGATGGAAACAAGACTGGTCTTGGTCTAAATCTGGTAACAAACAATGTTAGTATCCTGTCTCTGGATAGTGACACAGGTGCATTTACATTTAATGACTCGGACATTGCACGAACAGATGTCAACGAAGTATTTCATGCTGGCCTGACGGTCAACGGTGGCGCAACTATCGATAGTGCGACCATCACAAATCTTGCCAACACGAATTTGACAGGAAGTCAAGCAACTCTTGATAGTGCCAATATTGGCGATTTGAGAGTTACGGGTAATACTGTGCTTGATGGTAATCTGACCATCAGTGGTACTCAGACGATAATCAATACTGAGACTATCAATCTAGCCGACAACACGATCATTCTCAACTCTAATGCAACGGGCACTCCTACTGAGAATGCCGGTATTGAGATTGAACGGGGTGACCTCGCAAATGTATCCATTCTATGGGATGAGGCGGATAAACACTGGACACTAGGCAGCGAAGATTTAGTAACAACTGGTAAACTTCTCTTCGGTAATGTTTATGATTCAGAGGGTGCTCTTCCGTCTGCGTCTCAATATCATGGTATGTTTGCTCACGTTCACTCAACTGGTCGCGGGTACTTTGCCCATGCTGGTGACTGGCACCGACTGATAGACTCGGATACTACGGCAAGACAACAGGTCTATACTCTGTCTTCTGAAGTCGCTGACATCACCGATGGTACAATCACTACTCTTTATAACAGTAACTTAACTGGTGGTCAGGCCACGTTTGATAGTGCATCAATAACAACTATCACTAACACGACTCTGGTTGGAAGTCAAGCCACGTTTGATAGTTCATCAATAACAACTATCACTAACACGACTCTGGTTGGAAGTCAAGCAACTTTTGACTCTGCAACGATTACGAACATCAGGTTTGATAACATCGATGCACAGACAACATCCACAATTAGAAATATATTCAGTGCTTCGGGTGATCTATCTTATGATAGTGCAACTGGTCAGTTCTCCTTTGATGTTGAAACAGTATACACTAAGGCTAACTTCGATAGTGATTTGGGTGATGCAAATACAGGACAACTACCTGAAGGCACCAACTTATATTATACTACTGCACGAGCAGATAGTGACTTTGATGTTAGACTTGCTACCAAAACAACGGATGATGTTGCAGAGGGCACAAACCTTTACTATACCCAAGTAAGATTTGATTCAGCGTTTGGTGATAAGACCACTACGGACTTGACCGAAGGTACGAACCTTTACTATACCACCGGACGATTCGATGCTTCACTTGCTACTAAAACAACAGCAGATCTTACCGAACATAATAGTAATCTCTACTATACCACTGCACGAGCAGATAGTGACGCAAAGGCATCATTACTTGTAAACGATACAGGCGGTGATGGATCTCTGACCTATGACAGTGCTACAGGTGTCTTTACCTATACTGGGCCCAGTGCGTCAGAGGTAAGGGCACATTTGAGTGCTACTGGAGATTTATCTTACGATAGTTCTACTGGTGTATTCAGTGTTGATATAGAGGATGTCTATAGTCAGGCGAACTTTGATAGTGACTTCCTAACCCGACTAGAATCACAGATTGATAGTGCTGGTATTACCACATTAACGAGTACTACATTAACGACTACTAATGCAACTATCACAAACCTGACAGGAAGTCAAGCAACATTTGACTCTGCGAACATAACAAACTTACAACTTCCTGATAACGGAGTCATGAGATTTGGTGATGAAGGTGATTTTTTAATCACTCACAATGGTTCACACACGGTTCTGAAAGATGGCGGAACTGGTAATTTATATATTGAAGGTTCAAAAATACACCTATCCTCACAGAATAATGGAAATCCAATATTCTTAACGACAGGTGATAACGATGCTGTCAAACTCTTTGATTCGTCAGGCGATATTAGACTTTATACTCACTCAACTGGAGTGAATGTTGTTGGTGCATTAACTTTCGGGTCATTGACCAATACGACATCTGATATCAGTGAGGGAACAAATCTCTACTATACAGACACAAGAGCAAGAAATGCAATTGGTCTGTCAGATGTTGGTGGGGATGGTTCACTCGCATATGATTCGGCAACGGGTAGATTTACATATACGGGCCCGAGTGCTGCGGAAGTAAGAGCACACTTAACTGCGAATAAAGGTTTGTCCGTAACATCTGGTGAGTTCAATATCGACTCTGCAAATGTCAGAGGAATGTTCTCGGCAAGTGGAAGTTTTTTAAGTTATGACTCATCTACGGGCGTTTTCTCCTATACGGATTCAGATAGAACTGCGTCTCAGATAAAGGGTCTATTCTCTGCGACTGACGCTGGTGGTGATGGTTCTTTCTCTTATAACAGTGGTACAGGTGCATTTACCTATACAGGCCCAAGTGCATCTGAAGTAAGAGCGCACTTCTCTGGTGGTACTGGTGTTACCTATACATCTGGGACTGGTGAGTTTGCAATCGGTCAGGCAGTCGGAACTACCGACAATGTAACCTTTGCGAAGACTACATTAGACTCTGCGGTTGTTGATGGAATCAACTTTAATGTTCTAACATCAAGACATGCGAACACGGCTGGAACAGTATTCTTTGACTCAGACCACCAAAAGGGTCTGTCTGTTGTCATGGACACTCAGAACAATCCAAACCCTGACGTAACTCTTAATGTTGGCCAAGAGATATTCCTCTATGTCCATAACTTAACTGGCGCTCAGATTGACAACGGTGATGCAGTATACATCTCTGGAACTGCACACGGTAAACACCCACAAGTATCTCTTGCTCGTGCAAACGCATCCGTAACAGGTAATCCAACTGGTCTTGCGACTATGGATATTCCTGATGGTGCTCACGGTTGGGTAACAAGATATGGTCTAGTTCGTGACGTAAATACTGGTGGTCTTACTGCTGGTAATACACTGTATCTCTCTGCTGACTCTGCGGGTAAATGGACTCAGACAGAAGTAACTGTTGATACTGGTTATCCATTCCATATTGGTCGTGTTCTTACTGCTGATTCAAACAACGGTGTTATCCTTGTAGACGGATTCAGTGAACACTACGAATATCTGCGTATCGAAGATAGACTGAAAGTCTCAGGTAGACTTGAAGCGGACTCTGCGGAAGTTCTGATTGCAAACTTCAGAACGGACACTTGGACTGACGTAGATATTCCGAATAACATTCCGTGGCCACGGAGAGAAGGTGATTTATTCTACTTCTCAGGCCCTGATGCACTGACATACTCTAACCCCGACATGAACGTCAAATTGGGTCAAGACGATGTTATTCGCGTATACAACAACTCTGGTGCAGATATTCCCAAAGGTAAGGTTGTATATGTAACGGGTGCCGCAAACGACTTCCCAACCATTGCGCTTGCGAAAGCAGATGCATTCGACACAGTTTACAATACACTAGGTTTGACTGGTCATGCAATCGCTAATGGTGCGTTTGGTTTCGTAACAATTCGTGGTCTCTACGGTGGACTTGACACTGTTGGATTTACGGTGGGTGACCGTGTACACGTATCGGCAGATAGTGCCGGTGAGCTGATTGCAACATCTCCGACATTCCCCGATTTCGCATTTGAGGTCGGAACAGTATTGATTGCTGACTCAGCAGGCGGCGGTAATGTCGGTGGTTGTATTCAGGTACAACTCCGGTCAGAAACATTTGAGACTCTCAGAACATCTTCTAATGGACGTATCGATGGTAACCTTACTGTTGCGGGTAACCTAAACATTCTTGGCACTGAAACCAAGACGCAGGTTGCAACACTGGCAGTTGGTGACCAATTCATCTCCGTACAGGAAGGTGATACAGTAACTACAGTCCAAGCAACAGGTACAGGTCTTAATGATGCAACATTCAAAGACCACTACCAAGGTGACAGTTCAGAAACATTCTTTGTAGAAATTTACGATGCTGCTGCACAAGATATAATCAAGTGGGGTGTTGACTCTGCAAGCGGTGGGCCAGGCGTAGGTGCATTTACTTATCTGACCTTTGATTCTGCTGGTGGCCCGTTGACATGGAATCTTAATACAGACGGAAAGGAGAATATTCCTCTTCGTGATAATATCACAATTGATTTTGCTGCCAACACTGGTCACGATTCGGGTGATGTTTGGAGTGGTGCAGTTGCGCCTCTGAACGAAGACTTTGGTTTCTTCGGCAACTACAATACAGGTTCGCAACCTTTCACTCACGCTGGTTTCTTCTATGATGCGTCTGAGTCTAAGTTCAAAGTCTTTGATAGGTTTGACAATACCATTTCTGGTAACATTGATGTCGCTGCAGGCAACTTTACTCTCGGAGAATTAGAAGCCGATACATTTACGGGTAACCTCACAGGTAGCGTAACGGGTAATGCTGACACTGCAACTCTCCTTGAGACCTCCAGAACGATTGGTATCTCTGGTGATGTGACGGGTACTGCAACATCGTTCAACGGTGGTGCAGACATTACTATTAGTGCCGCCATTACTGCTGGTTCAATCGTCAACGCAGACATCAATGCTGCTGCTGCGATTGCGGATTCTAAACTCGCAACCATTAGTACTGCGGGTAAGGTAAACAATTCTGCGACTACTGCTACTGCCGCAAACACTGGTTCTGCAATCATTGCCCGTGACGCGAGTGGTAACTTTGCGGGTGGTACATTCACTGGTGAAGTGAATCGTGACGCACAGACTACGGTAACTGCGGGAACGTATGGTTCTGCTACAGCAATCCCTGTTATCACTATTGACGCAAATGGTTTCATTGATAGTGCAGGAACGATTGGTGTATCCGGTATTACTGGTGTGGACTTTGATAGTTCAAACGGAACACTTACAATCAATACAAGTGGTAGTGACTTCTCTGATGTCCTTACCCTTGACCCATTCACTACTGCGGATTTGACCGAGAATACTAATCTCTACTACACTGACGCAAGAGCAAGAGCATCTGTTTCCGTAAACGATGCTGGTGGAGATGGTTCACTCGCCTACAACAATGGAACGGGTGTATTCACTTACACTGGCCCTAGTGCTTCTGAGGTAAGAGCGCATCTAACCGCCAACAAGGGTCTATCAGTATCAGACGGTGAGTTTAATATTGACTCAGCGAATGTTCGTGGTATGTTCTCTGGTGGTACAGGTATCACATACAACTCCGGTACTGGTGCGATTACCACAACCGATGGAGACATCGTCCACGATAACTTATCAGGATTCGAGGCAAACGAACACATTGATCATACCACAGTCTCGGTGACTGCTGGTGCGGGTCTGACTGGTGGTGGTACTATTGCCGCAACTAGAACTATTGATGTAGTTGGTGGTAAGGGTATCATTGCAAATGCAAATGATATTCAGATAGACTCTGCGAATGTCCGAGGAATGTTCTCTGCTGGTGGTGACCTTGCATATAACTCTGGTACTGGTGCGTTTTCATTCACCGAAAGAACAGATGGTGAAGTAAGAGGTCTTATCTCTGCTGGTGGAGACTTATCATATAATAGTGGTACTGGTGTAATGTCATTCAGTGAGACATACTCAAGTGCCGCAGAACTTCTGACCGCAGTTAAGACTGTAGACGGTGCTTCAAGTGGATTAGACGCTGACTTACTTGATGGACAAGAAGGTTCTCATTATCGAATCAACGTATACAATAACGCAGGCACGTTGTTAAACTAAGGATAAATAATTAGATGTCAAGTTATCAAAAAATCGGAAGTAGATCCGAGTTCATTGAATATTGTCTCCGTAGACTGGGTGCGCCTGTCATTGAAATTAACGTCGATGATGAACAAATTGAAGATCGTGTAAACGATGCATTACAACTATTTACCGAGTATGATGGCGATGGTAGTTACCGTGCATACACAGTGAAGACGATAACTCAGGCTATAATTGATCGTGGGTACATTGATTTTGACGAAGATAATGTGAACCCCAACATTGAGCCTAACAATATTCTGAGTGTTCTTCGTGTATTCCCAATCGATGACCATGCATCAAGCTCCAACTTCTTTGATATCAAATATCAGATGCGCCTGAATGATATGTGGGACTTAAACACTGGTATTGGGGATCTAGCATACTTTGAACAGATGCAGCAATATCTGTCTACCATTGATATGAAATTGACCGGACACCCACAGATCCAGTACGTCCAAGCGGGAAATACTTTGAACATCTTTGGTGACATTGCAGGCAGCCATGGAGATCTTCAAGTAGGCGATAAGATTTTGATTGAACTGTATGTTTCTAGCGATCCGAATGGAAATGGTAAGGTATATAACAATATCTTCTTGAAAGAGTATGCTACCGCACTTATCAAAGAACAGTGGGGTATGAACCTGATCAAGTTTGACGGAATGACCCTGCCGGGCGGCGTCCAGTTAAATGGTCGCCAGATTTATGAAGACGCAAAACAAGAGATCGAAACAATTCGCCAACGAATATACAATGAGTATGACACACCACCCGACTTCTTCGTAGGATAATATAATGGCGACGAACCCGTATTTCAAACAAGGTGTTCGTTCTGAACAAAATGTCTATGAGGATATCATTATTGAAGCCCTCAAGATGTACGGTCAGGATGTATATTACCTACCACGCGAAATAGTCAACAAGGATAAAATCTTTGGTGACGATGTGCCGTCACGTTTCGGTTCTTCGTATAAGGTGGAAATGTATATTGAGAATACCGAGGCGTTTGACGGGGAAGGTGATCTATTCACTAAGTTTGGTATCGAGTTAAGAGACCAAGCAAACTTTATTGTTTCCAGAAAGAGATGGAAACAACTTGTAGGCACTCGACTGTCAGAGAATAACTTCCGTCCACGTGAAGGAGATCTAATCTACTTGACGCTGTCCAACTCTATGTTTGAGATACGGCGGGTAGAGACCGAGACTCCGTTTTATCAACTGAGTCAATTGCCCACATTTCGTATGCAGTGTGAACTGTTTGAATACAATGACGAAGACTTTGATACGGGTATTGACGCAATACAAGAGATCGAAGTTGAAGATGCCTTCCAGTATGCCTTGACATTAGACTCAGCTAGTGTTGGATACACAGTGGGCGAGACAGTAGAACAAACCTTTGCCACCTACACAATGAGGGGTGAAGTATCTGATTGGTCTGACTCAGACAGGGTCTTGCAATTGGTACATGTGGGCGCAACCGATGGTAAGTTCCATGAGTTTACGACTACAGCACAAGTTAAAGGCCAGACCAGTCTTGGTGTTGCTACTCCAACTCTTGTCGCACAACTACAGAACATTCAAGCTGACGCACAGAACTCAGTATTCGATGACTTTGAGAGTGACTTCTTGGACTTCTCTGAGAGTAACCCATTTGGAGATATCCAGTAATGTTTGGAACATGGTTTTATCATAAGAGAGTCAGGACAGCGGTATCCGTATTCGGATCTATGTTCAATAACCTCTATGTCTTACGAGAGAATTCTTCTGGTGAGATCATCTCACAAGTGAAAGTCCCACTGTCATATGCACCCAAAAGAAACTTCATCGCACGATTAGATCAGATGAGTAACGGTGAAGAGGCAGAACGTAGAGTGGCAATCAAGTTGCCTCGCATGTCGTTTGAGATTACAAACATGCAGTACGATGCGACTCGACAGTTACCCAAGACCAATGCGATCTCGAAGGTTGTGGCTGACACGGTAACCAGTAGACGCAAACTCTATACGTCTACCCCGTATACGATTTCATTTCAGTTGAATGTATACGCCAAGTCACAAGATGATGCACTACAGATCGTAGAACAGATCTTACCGTACTTTACGCCACAATATACCTTGACAATCAAGCCGTTTGCTGATATAGACACTCTAACAGAAGATGTTCCTGTCACATTATCGGGTGTCAGTTTCTCGGATGACTTTGAGGGTGCACTGGAACAGCGTAGGACAATCATATATACATTAGACTTTGAAATGAAGATTGCTCTATACGGCCCAGAATCCAATAAGGCAATCATTCGGGATGTTCGCAACAACTTGTTCTTACAAGAATCAGGACTCAATGACAGTGATGTGTATATCAAGACACTGAAAATTACTCCCGATCCGTCTTCAGTTAATGCTGATAGTGACTATGGATTCATAGAAACCGATTTGGATAGTGCATAATGAGTGATGAAAAAAGAATTAAGGATGACTACGAATACTCTCGTGATACCTACTACGATATTCTAGAGAAGGGTAAGGAGAGTATGGAACTGATGATTGAGGTTGCTCGTGAGTCAGAACATCCTCGTGCCTTTGAAGTTCTCTCGACCATGATGAAGAACATGGCTGATGTCAACGATAAGTTGATGGATCTGAATAAGAAGAACAAAGACATCAACACAAAGAACGAACCTAAACAAGTGGGTCACACCACAAACAATCTATTCGTAGGCACCACGACTGATTTGCAACGACTTATTAATGATGAAAAGAACATTATAGATGTTGAATCCAAACCAGAAT